AACCTACGCACCAAGCTGTTGATACCAAGCGGCAGATGGGCCGAGCTGGATACTTACTTGAGGAGCCTTAAATGAACGAGCAACTAAAGACCATGCTGGAGAAGATCGATGTGCCCGAGGGCGGTATGGAGATCGACATGGCATACGCAGACTTGGATGCAATACCAACACCGCAAATTACAGATGAAGAGGCCGACATTGCGCTGACGTTCGAGGAGAAATTAAACGAGCGGTTCGAGAAGCTGTTTAAGGATGGCTACGAAAGGCATTTCAGGCGGTATGTGGAAGAACGCATACAAGAAGAAGTTGCAGAGCTAGGCATCAAGTTGGGTAAGAACATTGCAAGATTGATTGGAGATCACAAATGAACATCATCACAATCGACTTTGAAACTTATTACGACAGAGAGTTCAGCCTCTCTAAGATGACGACCGAGGAATACGTGCGCAGTGAAACCTTTGAGGTGATCGGCGTGGGCATTAGCGTGGGTGCGGAGGACGCTACTTGGTTTAGCGGCACACACAAAGAAGTTAAAGCGCATCTAGACCAGTTCGACTGGGCTAGTTCGTTCGTGCTAGCGCACAACACGCAGTTCGATGGTGCGATTCTCTCTTGGTTGTTTGGAGTTAAGCCCAAGGGCTGGCTGGACACACTGTGCATGGCACGTGCAGTTCATGGCGTGGATGCTGGCGGGAGCCTCAAAGCTTTGGCCGAGCGGTACGAGATTGGCGAGAAGGGCACTGAGGTGCTCAACGCGCTGGGCAAACGCAGGGTAGATTTCACCGAGGAAGAGCTTGATAAGTATGGCGACTACTGCAAGAACGACGTGGAGCTGACACGCACGCTGTTTGGCAGGCTGATGGATACGGGCTTTCCTACAAAGGAGTTAAAGGTTATTGATACAACCTTACGGATGTTCGTCGAGCCAACCCTTGAGCTGAATATCCACATGCTGGAGGAGCACATACAAAACGTCAAGGAACGCAAGGCCGCACTGCTGGAGTCGGCTGCTGTGGACAAGGACTTACTAATGTCCAATGACAAGTTTGCAGAACTACTCATGAGCTTGGGAGTTGAGCCACCCCGAAAGATCAGTGCACGCACTGGCAAGTCAGCATGGGCGTTTGCCAAGACTGACGAAGAGTTTAAAGTTTTACTTGAACATGCAGACCCACGTGTACAGATCTTAGTGAGTGCTAGGTTGGGCAACAAAACAACTCTGGAGGAAACTCGTACACAGAGGTTTATAGATATTGGTTACAGGGGCAAGTTACCAGTGCCAATTAAATACTATGCGGCGCATACAGGGCGTTGGGGCGGGGACGACAAGATCAACTTGCAGAACCTACCGAGCCGTGGGCAGAACGCAAACAAGTTAAAGAAATCCATCATGGCCCCCGAGGGCTACGTCATCATCGATTCGGACTCGTCGCAGATTGAAGCACGCACCGTTGCATGGTTAGCAGGACAGACAGATTTAGTAGAGGCATTTGAGAATGGCGAGGACGTATACAAGATCATGGCATCGGCTATCTATGGCAAGGGAGTGGATGAAATTACGAAAGAGGAACGGTTTGTCGGCAAGACAACGATCCTTGGCGCAGGGTATGGGATGGGTGCGGCGAAGTTCCAGATTCAGCTTAAAACATTTGGACAAGAAACATCGCTTGAAGAATGTCAGCGTATCATTTCGGTCTATCGTTCCACATATGCAAAGATACCGGAGCTGTGGAAGCAAGGGAACAATTGCTTGGAAGCGATCATTGCGCAGCGGGCTGCGACCTTTGGCGTAGTAGATGCGGTCAAGTTCGACGCTAAGCGTGAAGGATTCCTACTGCCTAGCGGACTGTGGCAACGCTACGAAGGTCTGAAAAAGATAACACGTGATAATAAAACCGAGCTGGTCTACAAGACACGCAAGGGCGAAACCAAGATGTATGGTGGCAAGCTGGTTGAAAACTTATGCCAAGCCGTCGCACGCTGTGTCATCGCAGAGCAGATGCTACGTATCGCTAAGAAGTATCACGTGGTATTGACTGTGCACGATGCGGTTGCGTGCATAGCTCCTGCTGCCGAGGCCAAAGCCGCACAGGAATACGTTGAGGAATGTATGCGTTGGAGGCCCGAGTGGGCAAGTACCCTGCCGCTTAACTGCGAGTCTGGGATTGGTGCAAGCTACGGAGACTGCTAATGAACGAACACGAACAAAACTTGAGAGACCTAGCTGCCATGTTTGCCATGAGTGGTTTGCTTATGCGTGGTGGAAGCTACGCAGATAGCGTGGGCGCGGCGTTTGAAGTTGCTGACTTATTTATGGAAATGCGAGACAATAAAGAATCGCAATCAGAGGGCATAGCATCAATCATGTCCAAACGTAAATATGAACGCAAGCCAAAAACCTAGTATCACGTGGTCGTATTCGTCCCTTGACTTGTTTAAACAATGCCCTAAAAAGTATTATCACCTACGAGTCAAGAAGGACGTATCTGANCCGCCTACTGAAGCCAAGGACTATGGCACTGATGTGCACCTTGCTGCCGAAGAGTTCATACGTGATAAGAAGCCTGTACCTAAAAAGTACGACTACATGAGCAAGTCATTAGAGGTGCTAAGCAAGTTCGAGGGCACACACCTGTGTGAAAAAAAGCTTGGGTTGACCGAAGACTTGGAACCCTGCGACTTCCATGCAGAAAATGTTTGGTGGCGTGGCATCGTTGACTTGCTAATCATTCAAGACGGCAAGGCATACATGGTGGACTACAAGACTGCTAAGAACGCCAAGTACGCTAAGAAGGATCAGCTTGAGATATTTTCTTTGGCTGTGTTCAAACACTACCCGCAGGTCAAGAAGGTGAAGGCTGGACTGCTCTACGTGGTGGCTAACGAGTTCATCAAAGCGGATTACCTGCAAGAGAACGCTGACATCTACTGGCAACGGTGGATACGTGACGCCAATCGGCTAGAGGAATCTGTTGTCCATAACGTGTGGAACGCCAAACCTAACTTCACTTGTAGGGGCTGGTGTCCGGTAGTAAACTGCACCCATTGGGAACCCAAGAGGAAGTAACATGGCTACGAGAAATTATCGTCGAGAGTACGACGAGTATCAAGGCAAGCCCGAACAGAAGGCCAACCGTGCCGCACGCAACCGTGCACGTTACCAACTGGAGAAGGAAGGCCGAGTGCACAAGGGCGATGGCAAGGACGTTGACCACAAAGTTCCGCTGAGTAAAGGCGGCTCAACTGCAAAGTCAAACCTAGCCGTCAAGACGGTGCACGCCAATCGTTCGTACAAGCGAAATAAAGATCGCAAACCCGCTTGACACTGTCGAGCAAAAGCATAAAATAAAAATTCAAATCAAGGCCGACTGACTGTGGAAATACCACTTTCGGTCGGTAGGCGTATGGGGAATTGAGTGCAAATCATAGATAACAAAGCCCTTCTATTGAAGGTGCGCAATCCGGGTAAGATAACAACCGTCATACCCAAATCAAAAGACCTTGGTGACAACGAGGTGCTGGTCAAGTGGGGGCTGGAAGAATCTCAGGTGCTTAAAAACTTAGGCATCAAGAACGTGCCGTCGCCCATCGAGGGTCAGTACGCATGGACGGGCATGTACAAGCCGTTCGAACACCAGAAAACAACTGCGTCATTCCTGACGATGCACCGCCGTGCATTTTGTTTTAACGAGCAGGGCACTGGCAAAACTTCTAGCGTCATCTGGGCTAGCGACTACCTCATGAACATTGGGGCAATCAAACGTGTGCTGGTGCTGTGCCCGCTGTCGATCATGTCATCGGCTTGGGAGAACGACTTATTTAAGTTCGCCACGCACCGCACGTGCGCCATTGCACACAGCTACTCTAAAGACAAACGTATCGATGCAGTCAACAGCGAAGCTGAATATGTTATCTGTAACTTTGACGGACTTGAGATCATCAAGGATCACCTCAAAGACTTTGACCTCATCGTGATTGACGAGGCTAACGCATACAAAAACCCGCAGACCCGCAGGTGGAAAACGCTCAACAGCGTGCTCAAGCCTAACATGTGGGTATGGATGCTGACAGGAACCCCCGCATCGCAATCACCAACTGACGCATACGGACTCGCCAAGCTCATCAACCCATCTAACGTACCCAAGTTCTTTGGTGCGTTTCGAGATCAAGTCATGATGAAGATTACTACGTTCAAGTGGATACCGAAGCACAACTCTGAGCATGTGGTGCACAACGCTCTGCAACCTGCAATCAGGTTTACCAAGGAAGAGTGCCTTGACCTACCTGAGATCACCTACACAACTCGGGACGTACCGCTGACCACGCAGCAGGTTAAATACTACGAGGAGATCCGCAAGCACATGATTACACGTGCGGCTGGTGAGGAGATCACAACCGTCAACGCTGCGGCCAACCTCAACAAACTTCTTCAACTATCATGCGGCGCAGTCTACGCGGACACTGGCGAAATCGTTACGTTTGATGCAAAAAGTCGCATGGACGCATTGCTCGAAGTCATCGAGGAAGCAAGCCATAAGGTGTTGATCTTTGTGCCGTACCGCCACGCCATCGACATCATCGCTGAGCGGCTGAAGGAAGAGAAGATATCGTGCGAAGTTATCCACGGCGGCATATCGGCAACCAAGCGCACAGAGATTTTCAATCAGTTCCAAACCGACACAAAGCCCCAAGTACTTGTCATCCAACCACAAGCTGCTGCACATGGCGTCACATTGCACGCTGCTAACGTCGTCGTATGGTGGGGCCCGATCACATCTATTGAAACATATCTACAGGCGAACGCACGTGTACATCGTGCAGGCCAACACAACCCTTGCACGGTAGTTCATTTGGAGGGGAGCCCAGTAGAGAAGCGCGTCTACAAGATGCTCTCGGAAAAGGTGGACATCCACACCAAACTAATTGATCTTTACAAAAATATTTTAGAAATCTAGTTGACAGTGTAAATCTAGCCCCTATAATAGTTAAACCTTTTACAACCGAAGGAGAGTGCAATGAGCGAAGTAAGTGCCGACCGACTGGCGGCGATATATGTCAAGATCCGCGAGAAGCGGCTAGCCCTTGAGAAAGAGGCCGACAGTCTTAAGGAACAGCAAAACGTGATTGCGGCTGAGCTACTTGAGATCTGCAAAGCGCAGGGGGCTACTACGATCCGTACCGAACACGGCACGGTCTCACGACGCACCAGTAAGAACTACTGGACAAGCGACTGGGAATCGTTCTTCAAATTCATCAAAGAGAACGACGCCTTCAACCTGATGCAGCAGCGCATCAACAACACCAACATGGCACAGTACCTTGAGGAAAATCCCGATCTTCATCCGCCGGGACTAAACGCGGATGTTTCACAAACCATTGTTATCACTAAATCTAGGAGCTAATATGAGCAACGAACTTGCAATTCTCGACATCGGTCTTCCATCGTACTTGAAGACTATGGAGCTTGACGAAACAACTAAAGCCCTGATGGGTGGCGGTTCGCAGTCCAAGCGTATCTCAATCAAAGGCGGCGTATGGCGCATGATGGTCAACGGCAAAGAAGTTGCCAAGAACGAAGACCGCGCTATGAACGTCGTCATCGCTGCTGCTGCACCCAAGGTGTCCCGCACGTTCTACATTGGCACGTACAAAGAAGGTGATGAGCCTGTTGCACCTACATGCTGGTCTGCTGACGGTGACGTGCCTGATGCCAAGGTGAAGAACCCACAAGCCAAGCGTTGCATGGACTGCGAACAAAACGTCAAGGGTTCGGGCCAAGGCGATAGCCGTGCTTGCCGCTTCAACCAACGTCTGGCAGTTGTGTTGGCTAATGACATTGCTGGAGATGTTTTCCAGTTGACCTTGCCCGGAGCATCTATCTTTGGTGCTGGCGAGTCTGGCAAGTGGCCCCTACAAACTTATGCCAAGATGATTGGTAGCAAGGGTATTCCCATCACTGCTGTGGTGACCGAGATGCGTTTCGATACCGATAGCGCCACGCCCAAGCTGACGTTCAAACCTGTTAAGGTGTTGGATGCTTCTGAGCACCAAGCCGTTATCGCACAAGCTAACACCGAAGAAGCCAAGCGTGCCATCACGTTCACCGTGTCTGAAATGGACGGCGTGAAAGCTAAGTCAAAGGCAGAGCCCAAAGCTGAAGAACCTAAAGCCGAAGAACCCGAAGTGAAGGCCGAAGAACCCAAAGCTGAAGAGCCCACCAAGCGTGCGGCTAAGAAGCAGGAAGAGGCTGAACCCAAGAAAGACTTGGCAAGCATCTTAGAGAATTGGGACGATGTCTAAAGGTTACTCCACCCTTACAGCGCGTGAGATCAGGGAGGCTGATGCCAGTCTCCTTGGTGTGAAACTTGGTCTGCTCTGTTTAGATAGGGAAATACCCGCAACAGATGTCGCTGAGTTCTTTAATGTGAGCCGTGTCACTGTATATTCATGGTTTCGCGGAAAAACGGTCGTGTCTGGCAAGCACTCCGACAAAATGCAAAAGCTGATTAACAAGTTAGCTTAAAGGTTAAGGGGGGCTAGGCTAGCTACCGAAGAGGGTGATCCCGTCACACCCCTGCCCATTCCTTCTAGTATGACGCTCAAGGACGGTTATGTTATCGAGAAGTGAGTTTCTCGCTCTGGTGCTCCCACCGCTGAATGATGGGGAACACTACTGCACATTTGGTCAGAAAGTTGTTGACGAGAGAGACGTCGTTAAGCAGCAGTTTGTAGATTCGATTGAAGCCATCAGCACGGTCTCAGACCAATTGGGNGCAGATCATTTCAACGTGTTTTTCGGTGTTGCCAAGTATGGC